CAGCACTTTGCTGAAAGCCCTCAAGGTTTGGTTGATAAGACCAAACTCTCCACCCGAGTACAAAGGCCCTTATCAGGCCTTGGCTTTCGCCGCGTATCCGGGTTCCCACCGAAGACCATCACTGATCTTCGGCCTCTTGGGTATGCCGTGTTCCCACTTGGTAGTGGGTAACGGAACCTCAGTAATATACTGAAGTATTCCCGAGAGTGTGTTGGTGCTCGTGCGGGCGCTACGAGATCTAATCCCGTAGCTCCTGTACTCATATCGTTGGTACTTATCACTATACCTCTTTCGGAGGTGGTCGTAATTCGTACCTGTGAATGAGCTAAGCCCAACACTCCCGCAGCCAATCCCAATCACTGGTAGGTTCGAAATGACCCAACCAGGGACTATCGACTTGGCAGCCTCAGACGCATTCCAAAGGCCTGCATTAAACAGGTTATTAGAATAGTCTATAAGAGACTGCCTTGACTGGGGACCGGTTGCCTCTATGCATTTGGTTTTTATGGGAGTCACATCGACCCCTTTAAAACTATCCATACCGCAGGATTCCCTGAAGTGTCCCTTGACAAAACTTTTGTCTTGGTTAACTTTGAGGCCTAAAGCATGGAGCAAAAAGCATAGAGAATCGTACCCGTGTACGGGAATGATAATATCATCCCCGAAGACACGGACCTTGTTACGTAACCGATCAAGAGATTTGCAAAATCTCCTGTTACAAATGAAGTCTTCAGGACTTTTCGCATCAAAGCCAGAGGCTGTTAGTGCGATGATCAAGAAGATGATCGTTTGTATCGGAAACGTGACCGCTGTACCTTGACTGGCGAACTTCTTCGTAACGAAGTAGTTCGGGGCTCTATCTTTATTGATAGAGTCCATAACCCAGCGTGTACGGGTAGCATGAAGGGCCTTCAGAAGGGTTTGATTCTTCCGAAATGCTCTTTCAATAACCCAACACGATAGCCGATCGCTTGCTGAGGACAAGTCCACAGTAGCGAGAGACCGATCAAGGGAAGCTTTGGAGACGAGCGCCTGGGATAGACCTTGGTTCCTAAATGAGACAAAATTGTCATCAAATAGGCCACTCAGTCTTTCCTCTAAGAACCGCTTAATGAGTTGTTGACACCATTGGTGCGCAACTGGTTCAGCAGCAATTAGTCTAGGCCCTTTCGCAGTCTTTGGGACTGCTAGGAGTCTAGAAGGTGCTTCGTGTAACGAAGGTCGGTATGGGAGAGGCGAGTCGAGATCCAATGGATCAAGAAGTTCGCTTCCTCGTCCCCCGTAATGGGAGACGGCCATGATTTGAGAATCATAGCATACCAACTTATCATTACTAACTTCTCTCTCTTCGATAGCCTGTTCAGGCTCTGGAGCAACAAAGGCGAATACCTCCTGGTAATCGCCAAGGCTTTCCTTCTCAGGGAAGCCTCGATCTGTCGTTCCGTATCTCGAATAAGAGAAGATACTTCCGAGCTTATCGGACCATGTAGGGAAGTCATATTTATACTCCTTGCTAGTTTGATCCGATACAGCACCAGGCCCATGCCTGAAGCCTATTCCATCGGACCAAGATCGAATTGAGGAGATGAACTCCTCGATTTCAAACTTACCGATGGCTTCGGAGAAGACATCAAAGTTGTTTTGAAGTCTTCTGAAGATGGCTCTGTCTTTTGAGGTATAGCCTCCTGATGCACTGGGTGAAACCCAAAGCGCCAGTTGGTTGCCCCCATCACTAGTAGCATGATGGTCGCAAAGATCATCAAAACTACAAGTGTCGTCAGAGCCCAGGTCATCATGACCCCAACGGAATGTTGGAGTCCTTGTTGACTGTTCGACATGATAGTACTCCCCCAATACAGCTTTTTGCCGTGCGGGGGAACATACTATCTCCACCTTCTTCCCTAGACATAACAATTGTCTAAGAAAGAAAACAACGGTGGGGTCGGCATCTTCCTTCAGGTTGCCTACACTGTCAAAGATCCGTAACCAAAGTCCCCGGAATAATCTGGGCACTTGGATAGTCGAAGATGCTCTTTTGCTTAGAGCTCCTTCAACTATAAGACGGCCGTTCTCCAGTGCTCTAACAAGAGCACTATCGAGGGCCGGGAGGTCAAGGACAAAAGTCCCTAAACCTCTCTCTTTGACTAAAAGGGTGAGTCGCTCAAAATCACGAACAACTTCCCTTTTATCGTGAGGGTACGCAAGAGAGTAATCCGTAAGGACCCCTCTAGCAACCTCAAGCAGACCATTAGCTTGGCTTTTCATATCTGACCCTTTCGGATGTTGATAATCCAAGCCTCCGCACGTTCTACCTAGATTCGTACGTACGGCAAAGCCGTATTTACGACTCCCAATTCAGCAATTTGGTAAAGTTAGCTTCCGTCTGGAAGTCAGCCATACCAACGCCGAAAATAGCACTACCGGCGATATCGTCGGTGGTGTCATTCTCAAGTACTGCATAGTACTTGCGAACGGAGTTCTGGGTAGCAGGAGCGACGGGATACTCGTTAAAAACAAGCTCGATATTGTGGCGGTCGACGACCACCCCATTCCGGGTCTTGTCCTTATAGCTCGTATTCCGAAGCTTCAGGCGATAACTTCCAGTGGGTTCCCGAAGCAGATACTCAGAGCTGTAACCATCTTGGTTCACTCGGGTAAGAGTCTTCGGGTTTCCTGCGAAAGTAATCGTCAACGTGTCAGAGAACATGGTACTTGCCTTTCTTGGCTTCTTAGGATGACCTTGGCATTCGCCGGGTCACCCCGATACTACCAAGAATCGATAACTGCCTACCGTTTAGGATAGGCAGGTGGGAATCCACGGAAACGTTATACACTCGTCTCCTAAGCTTAGTATCAATTGTCCAAGTGCCCTCACTTACGTAAGGGTCATCTGGATAACTGGTTTTCGCAAAGGAATCGACTTTCTCCATAATCCAAACCGGACCATGGACCGCACCAACAGTGTTGCGGGTAGCTACTAGGATGTCTCCTACATTGCTACACCAGTCGACTAGCCAAGACCAGGGAATAGCATTCCAAGCCGTACTGAAATCAACAGTAAGGCCCAGAACTGCTTTCCTGGCCAAGGCACGACGATCACCTGCCATCAATCCAGGGTTTTCACTCTTCCAAACAGTGAAGCCCCAGATTTTTGTAGACGTAGTTACATCGCTCAACACGTCGATATTAAACTTATCGGTCGAGTGAACGGTGCGAAGCGTCTGACCTTGGTTTTCACCTTGGTACAGGTTACGTTTACGCCGTAAGCCTGATCTCTGTAGAGCAGCTAGCTCCTTATCTCGCTTAGCAACTTCATCACTGAAGTTGAGCAGCGTGACGAGATCATTTACGAGAGGTTTTATACCAAACTGGTACTTCAGGTTTAAAGAAGCACCACGTCTGATAATATCATCACCTTCTTTCTTGAGAAGTTGAGGAATTTCTCGTAACTCGTAGACAGCAATCGGCAGGTCAATGACCGGCCTACTTGGGTTAGTCTCCGCAAGGAGTTTGGCACCAAGCATGTTGTCACTAGGCTTTCCAGGTATAGGTAAATGCTGATATACAGACCCGATTGTACGAATATAATCAGGTTGCATATTAACATAACGACGACCGGAAATGGGGCCGGGAGTAGCTGCATTCTCAATAATATTACCTGTTACGGTAATCTTACTGATATCCAACTGTCTTCCGTCACCACTGTCCGTGGAATCAACAATCGTGGATATAGATCCAAGATTATCCCACGTACTAATAAGTACTCCGTTATTGTAGTACTTATATCCTAGACCAGCGGAAATCCGCTTGGTCCTCGTTCGTTCAGGCACCTACACCTCCCGTGGTTTGAGGGTTTTGAGTCAAAGACTCATGGAGGAGCGGAAGCTC